TCAGTGTAATCATAATAACCCAGCCTTTTGCGTACTTCAGCAGCAAGTAAGCAGCAGTCAACCGTGCCACTACCATCGCCCGGCCTAGCCGCCCAGGCTCGTTTAAGACCGATCAGATCATTGCAGGACAAGTTGGGCATTTAGCGGGAGGGGGCCGACCAGGCTGCGGGTAAGGGTTTGCGCGGGGAATGCAGCGCCAACGGAATCCATGGCAGTGCGGTAGCGCAGTTCAATCGTAGTATCGGAATAGCTGGCGCCAATGCCGACGTAACGCTCTTCGTAGGTGCGTGATGGCGCTAACGCAGCATTAAGCCATTGGGTGGTAATGGTCAGGCGGCTAAGGCGGTTACCGTCGCCCTGCTCCACTAGCCGGATGGCGTATTCGACATTGGGGAACAGCACCCGCACTAGGGCGTTGTCGCCGTTGAGGTTAGCGGTGCTGCCTTCGGCGCGGAATGGCGCAAACTCAAAGCGGGCACCAGCCAAAGTGCGTGGTTCTTGGACGAAGAAGTTCTGGTAGCGGTGGCGCACACCGTTGGCAGTGGTCAGGTCGAAATACTGCGCGATGCGGATTTCGGTCATCGGATTTCGCCTATCAGCTTGACCGTGACGCTGCTGCGATCACGCAAGACACTGCTAACGCTAGGCGGCTCGGCGTACAGCCACTCGATGCCAGCGGGGGTCTGGGCGCGGTTGCGCAAGTCAGCGCTGTATCCGGCAAACACCGTTGCAGGCAAGGTAAAGCCAAGTGTGCCGCCGCCTTGGGTGTTGTAGTGGTCAATGATCGTGTTGACCGTGGCCTCCGGTACGTTGTCAAACTGCAGGTCCAACGTGTGGCCAAATGGGCGGTTGCCGAAGCTGCGGCGCAACGTGGCGCCCGACATAGCCCGATACGTCTTGACCGGATACTGCCCAAGTTGAAAGCTACGAGCGGTTGGTGTTAGTGCAGGGAAGTCAGCCATTAGATGCCAACCCTCCGGCGGGTGGAGTTGCTGTTCTGGATGCGGTCTAGGGTCATTGTCATGCCGCGCTGGGCGCCATCGCGTGATGCATTGCGCCTAGTCTCAGCCATTGCCTGCTCCAGTTGATCGCGGCTGACATATTCCACGCCGCCAATGGTGGTGCTTTCAAAGCTCATGTTAAGCACAGGCGAGCCAGCAGCACCACCGCCTTGACTGTTCATTGCAGAGCGCAGGTCATTGTTAGACATCACGCCGCCGTTACTGCCCGGCACAAACAACTCAGGGCCACGCTCGCCTACCAGATAAGGTGTGCCGCCTGCGGCTGGGCCGCCACCTGCACGGCCTGCCAGCTTGGGCATTGAGAACGCACCAGGGTTGAATTTGGGGCCACCGCCGCCAAACGCTTTAGGCCCTGCAGCGTTGCCTGCGCCTTTAATACCACCGCCAGCCACGGCACCCAACGCCTGCAGGATCAGTTGCAGCGTAATCATCACCAACTGCTTAGCAATAATCTCAGTTGCCATGCTGACGAACATATCGCCCACGGACTTGAAGAACGATGAAAGCGCTTCTTGGGCAGACATCGACCCACTAATCAAGCCTTGGAACGCTTGGCTAAAGGCTGCACCAATACCATCAGCCACCGTAATGGCGATGTTGCCGATGTTGGTAAGCTCGGCGATTTCATCTTTGAGTGTGCCGATGCGTTTTTCAATAGTTTGCGCAGCAGTATCTGGCGCGGCTATTTGAGCTTGCAGGCCAGTGATTTGCCCAACTTGTTCATCCGTAAATCCTTGCCCTTCAAGCTTGCGTAGTTCATTTTTAAGCCTTAGCTGCTCACGCGCTTCTTCGGTGGTAGCGGTTTTAAGTGCTAACTCTAGTTCAAGGCCAGCGATGATTTCATCAAAGTTTTTTTCTTGCTGCGCTTGCAATGCAATAACATCTTGCACGCCTTTATTGGTAATAGATTGCAGCTTGACCCGTCCTGCTGCAGCTATGGCAAGCCTAGCGGCGGCGTCTGCTTCTTCACTCATTGCCTTTGCAATATCATTTTCTGCTAAAACTTGTTGCTCTAGCGTTTGTAAGTTGAGTACGCGTATGGCGTCTCCTTTTTGCTCCGCTTCAAATATCTCATTTGCAAATCTAAGCTGCACCTCTAGTTGCTGTGTAATAAATTGCTGATCCTTTATTACATCAGCAACGCGCTGTGACTCCCTTAGTTTTTCATCTGCTGCCCGCTTGGCATCGCTGGCCGCTTTGCTGGCGCCACCACCGCCACCACCGGCACGGCCACCACCGCCGCCTAGAAGCGCCGGCACGCCCATAGGGACTGCGGCGGACGGCGCGGCAGGCTTGGGGTTTGCACTTGCATTAAATAATTGTTTTTGTAAATTAGCTTCAAAATTTTGAGCTTCTTGGTCAAATGGGTTAGCCGCTCGAAACGCCCCAAACTTTTTGCGAGTTTGTATTGCGGCTTGTTCGTTTGCTTTTAGCTGTGCAGATGCCCTTAGTCCATTATTAACACGATCAAGGAAAGCATTAATACCGTCAATTAAAAACTTAAATACAGGCGCAAAAAACGTGCCTATGTTTCTTGCAAGCTGCTCAAATGAGTCCTGCAAGGTTGATAGTTTACCATTTAGCGTATCGCTTTGCGCAATGGCGCCATTGGCGTATTTACCACCTGCGCTGGTAAGCCGCAGTATCGCAACTTCTACAGCTTCAGATCCGATGCGCCCTTTCTCTAGCGCCTTTTGGAACTCTTCTCCTGAGAGTCCATACATCTTGCGCAGCTCTGTTTGCAGCGCAACGCCTCGCTCTTGGAACTGCAGCAGCTCTTCACCTTGTAGTCGGCCCTTGGCTTGCACCTGCCCGTAGGCCGTCACCAATCCAGATAGCTCAGCACCAGTGGCACCACTTACATCTGCTAGCCGCTTGGTGGTTTCAACTACCTTGTCAGCTTCAACGCCAAACGCTTGCAGCCGTTTAGCTGAGTCAATCAGCTCAGTGCTAGTAAATGGCGTGACGGCGCCAAGTTGCTGCAACTCTTTGATGATCTGCCCAGCCTTTTCGGCGCTGCCTGTTAATACCTGCAGACTGCGCGTCTGGCTTTCTAGCTCAGCAGCTTTTACAAATACAAATCTTGCCGCTTGAATGCCAGCAAATGCAATCGCTAGCTTGCCAACTGCTGCTGCTATACCACCAAACGCTTTTTCAGTCTGATGCGCCTGCGTCTGCACCTGCCGCAGCTTGCTAACAGCACCGCTGCTGTCAACGTTGATGGCGACATTAGCAACAACCGACACAGCCCTACCGCCTTTGCTTCATTCTACGCTCTTGCTCTTCATTGGTCACATCAAAATAAGCTGACCACAGCAGCAACTCTTCCATTGTCAACTCTGACTTCAGCCGTATCAAGGTGTAGCCAAGCTCTTTAGCTACACCCATCTGCAGCATCAGCAGGTTGTCACGCTTTAGCTCCGCCTTTAACGCTTTTCATATCAAGCTCCTCGGTTTCCTCCGGGTTGGTGATAATGGCAAGCATCATCTGCTGAAGGTCAGCATCTAGTACCTCGTTCTTTAGCTCCGCAATTTCACCGGCAGTAAACAGCCGCTTGCCGGTGTCGTCAACGGCTTTGGTAACCAGCAGGTTTAGCGCAAAGCCATTGGTGTCATCGCCGCCTGGCATCTTCTGCGCACGCTCGCGCTCTGCCATGGTCAGGGGTGCTGAGTAAAACTCAAACACCGTATCATCATTGAGGGTAACGGTGCGCTTGGTCGGGGTCAGATTAGCTGCTTTCTTGAGACGCTCTAAAGCGGATGCCATAAAAAAATTGGGTTGATAGCTGTATTTAAGCACAAAAAAGCCCCAGCGTCAGCCGGGGCAATTTGCTATCAGACGCTGGTGCTGAAGTCAAACGTCGGCGCGCTGCTAGGACGGAAGGTGATCTCCACCATCTGGGCATCATCTGGGTTGATGTTAAGGCTAGCGGTCAGCAGTACTGCATCCATGGCGATGCTGCGGCTAAGTGCCTCAGTAGCGCCCTTGTCGGTGTACAGCTTGAAGCCAGCACCAACCTGCTGGCGTTGGATGACGTCTTCCACCATGCGGTTGGATAGTGCTGCATCCTCGCTGGTAACAAAGACGCTAGCGGTGCCATTGCCATCAGCAAAGCCAGGGATGTAAGCGCGGAATGGCGCATACTGCCCAACAGCTTGACCGATGGTGGTTACGTCGATCTCAGCGCGGCTGATCTCGAAGCTCCAATTTTGCACCTGCCCAACTGCGGCGTAATCGGCGTAGTACACCTCAAACTCGTTAGGCGCTGCCAGTGTGCCATCATCGGTAATAGCAAGGATGGTGCCGCCGGCCGTGGTTGATACTGTCAGCGCCCCAGTGGCAGCGGTGTAGCTGAGGACGTAGTAGGTAGTGGCTGCGCTGATTGGCGCAGGCAGCGTGCCAGAGCCAGCTCCTCCAGTTTGGCTGTCAACAACCCGGAACTTAACAGGATCGCCAACCTTGAAGTTCAAGTAAGCGGCAACAGTGATGATGTCAGTCGCGACAGCAACACCAGCTTCGCCAAAGTTGCCGGTGGTGCCAGCAGGTTTGTAGTAAAGAGCGCCGGACGTACCGGACAAGACAGTGACGGCCATTGTTGTGAGCGGTAGTGGCTAGTGACAGTGTACCTAGTCTAGGTACGCCTCAAAAGTTGCCGTAAGTTGCGTTTGGTAATACGGCTGCGGTGCTGCTGGCGTTACCTGCGCTGGGCCTGACGCAGCGTCAAAGATGATGCTGCTGAACTTGGCGCGGTCAAATAAATCTTTCACGCGCTCTGCAATGGTGAAATTAGCGGCAGCGCCAGCGCCGATAGGGGTGAAGACATTTACCACCAGCGTGCCATTCTGCCGGTTGAAGCTGGTGAGCGTAGCGTAGTTGTTGTCGCCAAACCGTATGAACGCCTGCAGCCATGGCGTGTTGTTAGGTGGTGTGAATGGTACGTTCTGATAGCTGACGGGGTACACAGGCGCTATGGCCATTTCCGTAGCAATGCGCCCTTCAATGGCAGCGCGGACATCGTTGTAGGTGCTGCTCATGATTCCCTGCCGATGCGTGCTGCTGCAATTCTGACGCGGCCCTGGACATCTTTGGCGGCGCCTTGCACCCAGCCCCCAGGCGCTTGCTTGCTAGTGCCCCTGGCTAGCGGCTCCGCATATGGCAGGTTGTTGTGGACTGAGTAGACGTTGCCGATGCGCTCTTGCTGGTAGTTCATCTTGCGCAGCGGAAACATCGGTCCGGCAGGTGGGCTGGTCTTGTCGCGGCCAGGATTACTTGGTGATTGCTGCGGGCCTGCATCGTATGACCCGGCTGCATTCTCACCCACCTGCCAGCTAGCGCGAAACCTACCTGTGTCAACTGGGCTGGCTTGCTTGAGCAGACTGTCAGTTTCCAGCACCGCAGCGCGCAGCAGCTTTTCCATCTGCTGGTTGCAGTAGTCGCCAATATCACCAACGCGGATAGTGCGTGCCATTAGTCCCTCAGGATTAGCTCGTAGGTAATGGGTTCATTATCTTGCTCGATAGTGCGCACCTCAATTACCTGTAATGTGCGACCACTAATGATGACACGATCAGCCATCGTAGGCACCGCAGCAGTATCTGCTGCTGCAACAATCAACCGCTTATCGCCAGCTTGAATCAGGTCGTTGACTTCACGCAGGTTTACATCTTCCAGCACACCGCGCAGCTCAGTGTCGCTGGTGGTTTCAGCAGCAGTGCCGGTGGTGGTGTTGTAGGCCCCAAGCGTGACACGGCGGATGGTGGCCTCACCGCCAAATCGTGCCATCAGCTTGGATGCAACCTTGCGTAGCGGAATAGCAAGCGTCATGACGCAAACACCCGCACTGGCTGCTCAGGACTGACCACATACTCCTCCCACCCATCCGGCAGCTCACCGACGTAGTTGATGTGCCAGCCGTCCAGCAACGTGGGCGGGGTGATCACTTCACCCTCGTCGTCGTATTCACCACCGATGGAGATGAGGCCCACCACATCCAGCGCATGGGTGTGGCTGGCAGTGAGGGGGTCGCCGTCTTCGGTGAGCAGGCCAGCAGCATCCAGGGCAGCCATGCCGGTAACTTCATCGGGGAATCTAAAAAATGGCCCGTTGGAAGGCAGGGGTGTGAGCAGTTCTTCAATCATGGGAGGCATGGGTAGTGTTGCCGTCTAATGGGTTTGTCATTGCGTCAGTGCCTGCAAGCGAGATGGCAGGGCCTGAGGCCAGAAGGTGAGGCGGCGTGTACGGCCGTTGTATTGGTTACCAGTACCTGAGATTGCTTTATTGCCCATGATTTCCATTTGGTTTTCGGTGCCAAAAACATAGGCAGGTGATGAGACTAAAGGTGTGCTTCCGTTGAATGAAGCAGCAATATCTGTTCCAAAAGCTCCGGCAATTCGTATATTACTAGTCACTGTAACGTAGGGAGACGAAGAGTTTACGCTACTAATATTAGTATTGTTGCGGGTCGAGAAGTAAGCGTCATCTGTAGTTGTTCTCGCATCCAAGCCAACGCCAATGCCCCGAAGGTTGGTACCTTCTGTAACCCTAAATGGATTTTGATTGGAATACTGGGTATCGTAAGTAGACCCTGACCAGAAAAACGTCCCCTCATCCTGCCGATACCAGGAGCTAAAGTTCGTCCCGGTAATGCTGGCCACATCTGCGGCGCGGGTGACGGTTGCGGTGGTGGTGGGGATGTAGCTGGTGGGGAAGGCCCCGACTTCTAGTTGGGCGCCCCAAATAAAGACATCTATGGCAGCATTTAATGAATTTCTAATAATTCCACAAGTTCTAAGTCCAGTGTTGGCTGATGTAGCAGTAAAAGTAAAACGTTGCCAATCAGAAGTTGCAGTAAAGTTAGAAGATGGTTGCGTTCCGTCTATGATTAGCCTAAAACCATTATTGCCGAGCCCGGCACTTTTCACATAAAAACTAATTGTGTATACGGTCCCAGACGTAAGCGTGACTGACTGTCTTACACCGCTTGTGCTGGTTCCTGAGTAGGTATCTGCAGTAATAGTGCCATCTGGAGCCGTAGTAGTATTGGTTGTGATACTTGCGTTATCTTTAGTCCAACCTGCATTATCAAACTCCTCACTCCGCACCAGCAAGTTCGTCCTCTGCTCCTCCACCAGCAGCCCCAAGCTTTCGCCGGTCGTGGGGTTGTGATCGAAGCGTGGTTCGTTGGTGGTTGCCGTCTTGATCAACCCAGCACTATCCGTAAACGTGCCGGAGCT